TGTCCAAAAGCTTCTCTACGGCCATTTTCGCGCTGTTAGACGCTATTATGAATCAAGGTGTTCAGATAGGTATTTTGTCTAAATCATTTAGGCAATCTAAAATGATATTTAAAAAGATCGAAGATATTTCTAAAAGTCCAAAGGCAACTTTTTTCTCTCAATGTATAACAAGAGTATCTAAAATGAATGATGAGTGGGTTATGGAAATAGGACAAAGCAGTATAAGGGCTTTACCTTTGGGCGATGGAGAAAAGCTAAGGGGTTTTCGTTTTCAAAGAATGATTATTGATGAGCTTTTATTGATGCCTGAAAAAATATTTAATGAGGTTATTATGCCTTTCTTGTCTGTTGTCGATAATCCTACAGAGAGGCAAGAGGTATATGATTTAGAGACTAAGCTTATAGAAAGCGGTGAAATGAAAGAGGAGGATAGGAAAAGGTGGCCTAATAACAAAATAATAGGCTTGTCGTCTGCTTCTTACAAATTTGAATATTTATATAAGCTTTATCAACAGTATGAAAATTTAATCATTAATGAGAACAAGCAAGATGGCGCTCACCGTACAATAATGCACTTTAGCTATGATTGTGCGCCAGAACAGTTATATGACCAAAACTTAATTAGTCAATCGAAGGCTACAATGAGTGACTCTCAATTTGACCGAGAGTTTAATGCTATTTTTACAGATGACAGCTCTGGCTATTTTAAAGTTAGCAAAATGGCGGCTTGTACAATTCCTGATGGGGAGGGGCAATCTGTTGAAGTAAAGGGACATAAGAATGATGAGTATATATTATCTTTTGACCCGTCTTGGTCAGAAAGTGAAAGTTCTGACGATTTCGCAATGATGTTAATAAAAATTAACAGAAACGAAAGAAAAGGCACTGTTGTACATAGTTATGCTTTATCTGGAGCCAACTTAAAAGTCCACATAAAATACATGGCTTATTTACTTACTCACTTTAATATTGTGGCAGTAGTAGGTGACTATAATGGTGGTGTTCAGTTTATGAACTCATGCAATGAAAGTACTATATTTAAGGATAAAAATTTAAAGCTAGAAACTATCGAGGCTGAGTTGGACAAACTTGCTGATTATGAGAAGAACTTAAGAAGGCTCAGAAACCAGTATAACAAAAGTAATAAAAAGTTTGTGTTTTTACGTAAACCTAGTTCTCAATGGATTCGTTTGGCTAATGAGTCGTTACAATCTGCCTTTGATAGAAAAAAAATATTATTTGCAGGAGCAGCGATGAATGATGATTACAACATACAACGTAAATACAGGATCGGAGTAAAGGATTTAAAATTTATAAGGAATGACAGTAATGAAAGCTCTTCAGAGGCTGCCAGAATGATTGATTTGGTTGAGCATCAAAAAGACATGATGGACCTAGTTAAAGTGCAATGTGCTTTAGTCCAGATAACAACTTCAGCTCAAGGGACTCAAAGTTTTGATTTGCCTCCTAATCTAAGAAAACAAAAAGGCGCTGATAAAGCTAGAAAAGACTCATACTCGGCCCTTGTACTTGGCAACTGGATGATGAACGTTTATTACGACATGCAGACTTCGGGAGATATTGCGGAGCAACAAACATTTACTCCAATGTTTATTTCTTAACTTTTAAAAGTTGAAAGTTAACTTTGAAGTGTAATATCAAATATTGTTATGGCTAAAAGAAAGTATACAAAGCGTTCAGAATATTGGAATAAGTTTAACAAGGAAAACAAATTATATGTTCCTGTTGGAAAAGATGGAGAAATACAGCCAGATTTGTTAGGAGAGCCTTTTTATACCTCAGACGCCTCTTATGATAAAGTGTCTGAAGCAAGAAGGCAATCTATAAGCACTAGTGATTTTACTGGTTCAAGAAAAAACAGATCTGCACTTGTTAATTTAAAAGCTAGATTTTCCAGTATTCAGGCTGGATTGCTGCCATATGATTATTCTACAGATGGAGTAACAGTTAGAGATACAATAGAGTTGTGTCAAAAAGCATACTGCAATGTTGCTGTATTTAGAAATGCTATAGACATCATGTCTGAGTTTACAAATACAGATTTGTACTTAGAGGGCGGGAGCAAGAAAAGCAGAGAATTTTTCTATGAGTGGTTTAAAAAAGTAAATATTTTAAATATTAAAGACCAATATTTTAGAGAATATTATAGAAGCGGCAATGTATTTTTATATAGGGTTGATGGTAAGTTCAAGGCCGACGATTACGCTAGATTAATGAATCAGGTGGGTTCTATAAACCCCTCAGCAAACAAAATACCTTTGCGTTATATTTTACTAAATCCATACGATATTGTAGCCAAAAGATCTACAACTTTTTCAGTTGGTGCTTACGAGAAAGTTTTATCAGAATATGAACTAGCGAGACTTCAAAATCCTCAAACAGAAGAGGACCAAGATCTTTTAGAGAGTTTAGACCCTGAAACACAAGAGATAATCAAAAAGGGAGGATATGGAGCAAAGGGGTTAAAATTAGCTTTAGACCCACTAAGGTTATCTTTTTCTTTTTACAAAAAACAAGATTACGAACCATTTGCTATACCTTTTGGCTTTCCTGTATTGGAAGATATAAATGCCAAGATGGAACTAAAGAAAATGGATCAAGCCATAACCCGAACTGTAGAAAATGTTATTTTGTTAATAACTATGGGTGCAGACCCAGACAAGGGCGGCGTCAATCCTAATAATCTAGCGGCGATGCAGAACCTGTTTAAAAATGAGAGTGTCGGTAGAGTTTTAGTTTCAGATTACACTACAAAAGCTGAGTTTATTATACCTGAACTAAATAGGGTTTTAGGGCCAGATAAGTACAAAATACTTAACGAGGATATTAAACAAGGCTTACAGAATATAGTCGTTGGAGAAGAAAAGTTCAACTCAACACAAGTTAAAGCTCAAATATTTATTGATCGCTTAAAAGAGTCTAGAACTGGATTTTTGAATGATTTCCTACAGAGAGAAATTAAAAGAATATCAAGAGAGCTTGGATTTAGATCTTACCCCGAAGTAAAAATGAAAGACATTGATATGAGGGATGAGACTCAACTAATGAGAGTTTCTACTCGTTTGATGGAGCTTGGTATACTTACTCCACAACAAGGAATGGAAATGTTCCATAACGGCAGATTCCCAGAGGCAGACAAGATAGCTCCTGCACAAAAGGACTTTGTAGCACAAAGGCAAGAAGGTTACTACAATCCAATAGTTGGTGGTGTTCCTATGATTGACGCTGATATTGGAGGGTCAAATAAAACTCAAAAGCAAGCTGGCAGACCTGAGGGAACAGTTGATATACCTATTGTAAATGCCCAGTATTCTAGGGCTAATATACAAAAAACTATTTATGAAATAGATGAATTTATAAGCAATGCAGAATCTACAATGGCCAAACAGATAGAGAAAAAAGAGTTATCTGACAGTCAAAAACAGATGGTCGCTGAGCTTTGTGAATCTATCGTTTGTTCTGAAAATAAAGAATCTTGGGCAGAAACCATGGAATCATGTGTAAAAGACTTCAAGGAAATAGAGACTTTACAAACTTTAACAGAAGTTTTGTCGATCTCTAGTGAACATAGACTTGAATTATACCCAGCAGCAATTCTTTACCACAGTAACAACGAAGATAAATAATGGATTATAAGTATACTACTACTTTTGAATGCACTCTTTCTAGCTGCGAAATCAGCGAAGCTTCTTTAATTTCAAAGGCTTCTTTAGATAATTTAGCTCCACTTGTCCCAAAAGATATAGATTATAAAAGCAATATAGATTTGCTTGGAGTTGCTTTCAATGCAGCTGTTGTCAATAAATTTAATAGAAATGGCGATGGAATGGACAGTGCTACCGCCAAAAAATACACACCAAATTTCGTTCACAAACCAACTAATATAGAACATGACAAACAAAAAGTTGTTGGTCATATAGTCGATGCAGGGTTCAGTTCATTTGAATCTAGTGAAATTCTAAAAGCAGAAGATATTGAGAAGGAAAAAGATCCATTCAATATATCTTTGGGCGCAGTTATTTACAAATCTGTAAATAAAAATTTTACTAATTTAGTGGAGAAATCACTAAACCCAGAAGACCCAGCTTATAAAAAAGTATCTGCTAGCTGGGAGGTTGGATTTAGTAACTATGTTTTAGCTGTAGGAAGTGATTACTTGAAAGACGCAAAAATAATCTCAGATCCTGAAAAAATACAGGAAATGAAGGGTTTTTTAAGGAGTTATGGAGGCACGGGAAAGACCGATAAAGGTGAAAAAATATACCGTTTAATAGTTGGAGATATTTACCCTTTAGGTATTGCTTATACCTTAAATCCTGCCGCTGAAGTAAAAGGATTATACTCCGATCAGGTTAAACCTGATAAAATTTTTATAAACGACAAACGTGATAATATTTCACAAAATTTTAATTTAAATGTAAAACCCAAAAAGGATATTAACGCCATGGAAATTGAACAAACTATTTCAGAACTAAAGGAGCTTCTTAATGAAAAGAAATTTTCTAAGGAAGCTGCCGCTTCAATGACAGAAACCTTCTCACAAGCTATTAAGCAGCGGGATGAGCAATATCGTGCTGATCTTGAGGTGGCCAAATCAGAAAAAGCAGCAATCGCTAAAGAATACGAGGATCTTAAAGCTTCAGTAGCTGAACTCGAAGAAAAACTTGGAGCCGCTAATGAGCGTATCTCAGTTTTTGAAAACGAGAAGAAAGCAGAAGAAGCCGTCGCTCGCTTTAACGAAAGAATGGATTCTCTAGATCAATCTTATGATTTAGACGATCAGGACAGAGAATTTCTCGCTAAAGAACTTAAAGATCTTGAAGGAGAAGAAGAATTTACTTCTTTTGCTAGCAAGCTAGAGGTTCTTTGGAAGCATAAAAATAAAGAAGTACAAGCTTCATTCAATGACGAAATTGAAAAGCGCATTGATGAAGAAGTTGCTAAAAGAGTAGCTACCGCCTCAACTGAAGAAGTTGAAGTTGAAGCAGCCCTTGATAATGCTGAGGAAATCGATTCTGCTGTTCCAAACACTAACGAAGCTGTTGCATCTGATGACGATTCCATCGTTGATAGATTCAGAGACGCTTTTAAGCGT